GGAAGGTCGTCCACACAAGACGATTCAGGCGACGGGCTGCGCCACGTCCGAGACGCTGGCGAAGATCGTCAAACGCCCCGAGGTCGTCATTGATGATGTCGCGACGGGTCAGGCTGAACATCTTGGCGTAGGTGTCGGCAGATCGCGTGTAGCTTTCCTCGCCGAGCTTGCCATGCTTGATGAGGCCACCGGGGCCAAGCTCTTCATATTCCATGTCATCCAGCAGACGATAGCTCGTGTGCGTTTTGAAGTCGCTGACAGGTTTGATGTCGCTGATCTCGTCCCAGTTGTTGTCCTCTTCCTCGAATCCCGTCAGCAGCTCCTTGTTTGCAAGGTTGCTGAAGATGCCCGGCAGGCTGACTGTTGAAAACGCGGCCTGAACCATGTGCCCAACGCCGTAGCCGTACTGCAGGACTTCGCGGAGGTTGCCCGCATCAATCCGGGTGCCCGGACTGATCGGCATTCCGTTTGCCGCAGCAGCCATCAGCATGATCTGTTGGATACCAATCCGGCCGCGGAACTGCGTGTGGGCTGCCTGAAGCTCAGCGTCGGTGTACTCGCCCTCAATCCGCTTGTGACCGCGTGCGGTGCTCAGGGCTGCCTGCAGCATGCGGGACTGATCAACGGAGGCGTGCGAGGCTGTAAACGACGTTGGGCGAGTGCGGGTCTGCTGACGCTTGAGGACTTCCAGCTCAACCTTATCGGCTGACCAGTTGTGCTCAAGAGCAGCCGCAATGATGTCGTGATGTCCGGCTGCCTTTGCGGTGATTTCGGCCTGCCGTCGGTGAACAGCAGCCAGCGTGCGGCTGAGCTCTGCGGCTGCATTCAGGTTGACTTCCGCAGCGGCTGCGGCGGTCGTTGCGGGAGTTGCTGACATATCCTTTTTCTCCGGGTCCATTGGGGGTTCTGCAGCCGCCACAGGTGGTGGGGCGTTGGGTTTGCTCATGGCTTCCCATGCCTTCATCAGTCCTTGCTGCTGCTCTGGTGTCATGCTGTCGATTGACAGCCCAAGTCCTTTCAGCCAGTCTTCAAAACTCACGGCTGCTGCTCCTGTCACTGCGGCAGCCGCGGCTGCCAGGTTGACTCGCGTGCTTCGATCCGCCCCCATTGGGAGGACCGAGGTTTCGCGAAGAATGCTTTTGGTCGCAAGGATAAACGGGCCGGTCTGCTGCTGTCCGTTGACAGTCACAGTCTGGCCCTCTTTGACTTCGATTTCTTCAAGCGTCTGGGCGCCGATGGATGCCTGCCATTCGTGCCCCGCGGCTGCCTGCTGGATTACGGACTGAACCAGCGGGCTTGCCCCTGTCACAGCCCCCTGAAGCATGAGGCTCTGGCCGTCGTTTGTCGCCGCATCCACGAGGCCAAGGGTTGCCTCGACTTCCTTTCTGTGGTCAATCAGGATCGGCACGTTGCCGGGGATCTCAAGGCCAGCCAGATCGACCACGACAGGCATTGGGAAACCAGACACATTCAGCGGGCCGCCAGCGTAGGCGAGGATGGAAAAGCGTCGCGGCTTGCCGCCGTCGCTGGCCTGCAGTTTGAGTTTGCTCGTGAGTGTGAGTGTCTTCATTAGTCGCGTGCCCTCATCTGCCGGAAGACTTTGTCTGCCCACGCCTTGCCAGCGTCGCCGCCCCAAAGAGCCCAGGCGATTCGGCCGTTTGATGGGAATCCCGGCTCGCCAGGGGTGAATCCCTCAGCCTTTTCGTTCTGCTGGTGCCGACTGAAAAACCGCACCATGCGGCTGATTGTCTCAGGACTCATTGCCGCGCCGTTGCTTAGGTCGCGTGCTCTCGCGATGCCGATCGGCGTTCCGCCGCGTCCGTGCTCACGTCGCCAGTCGAGGCCTTTTTGGGCTTCCTTGCGAACGCCTTCAGGCGGCGTGAAGTCGATGTCATCGTATTTGCCGGCGGCGTGAATTGAAGCAGCGGCAAGGATTCCGTCGTCCTCCAGTTCGTCCTCGAATTCGTCTTCCAGCAGATCCTCCAAGGCATCCTCGATCAGCAGTGTAACCCGCTCCGGTGCCAGGCCGATAGACTGCAGAGTCTGCTCAGCCATCACGCGGGAAATACTGCCGTCCTGCAGGTCTCTGAGCGTTCGCAAAATACGTTTCTGGTTGTTACTGAATGCCCTTTGATTGAGCGTGGTGTACTCGCCCGCACTGGCCGCAGCCTGCTGTGGAGATGCCGTTTGCGGCTGCGGAATGGCTCCGGGCTGAATGCCGAAGGTGCTCATGAAAACTGCTTGCTTGTACTGATCGACGGAAACGCCGAAATCCTCTGCCGCCCGTGCGGCCTCAACCGCCCAATCTTTGCCGCGTCTGGCGTGCTCTTCAGTCATAGTAGACTGACCGGATTGAATGCGGATTTGTGCGGCCTGTGCAGACTCTACTGCGTCAAGTTCCGGGAGCGGTGGCCACGTCCACTTGTGGTCGATGTCCTCGATTCGCGGCATCCCGGAAAGCAGCCCGGGAACATACACAGCAGCTTCGAGGAACCAGCCCCAAACACGCTCGACCAGTGCCCACTCGATCCGGTTTTGTTCGACTCGGACTTCCGGCTCCCAGACGTTTTTCATGTCGCCCTTGAAGCTGCTGAAATTCGCGTCTTTGCCGGTGCCAGCAGCGAGTGTATACGGCATGTTGGTGCAGCGGCAGAACGATTGCAGGGCCTGCCGTTGAAACATCTCGTAAAGCGGGCCGGGCTGCTTTGGTTCAACCTGGCCGATCTCCCAGCCTTCCGGGAGTGTGGTGAGCATGTTTCGCGTCAGTTCGATTTCCGCGAAGTCTGCAGCGCTGGCTGCCGGTGTGACGGCCGGGCCAGTGGCCTTTAGGTACATCGCAAAATTCGCCGCGGTTTCTGCTGAGAACAGCGTGGCGAGTTCCTGCCGTCGCATAATTGGCAGTGTCTGCAGGGCTGGAGTTGCCCGCGGAATGCCTCGCGTCTGCCCCGGTCGCTCTGCGCGGAACAGGTGCAGTACTTCCCTGGCTGGGTACCAGTTGCCTTTCAGCAGACTGACCGGCGCCGCTGATCCGGGGTGATTGTCGTAGACGTAGAACTCCAGCTCGTTAAGTGCCGGGTCGAATCGCACGCCATCATCAACAAACGGATCTTGCAATTGCGACTGCTGCCAAGGCATGGCAACCTGGTCGGCTTCAATGAGCTTCACGTCAAGCGACAGCGGGAACATGCTGGGCCGCTCCGCCCTCATCATGAAGACTTCGCCGTCTCGCCAGTACGCTTCCATCGCTGTGCGGAGCAGGTCCGCGAAATCAATTCGCCCCGCCCATCGGCGCCACGCCATTTCGAGCCGCTGATTGGCTGCGGGGTCGCCGGTCATCACCTGCAGGCGGGGGCCATTGCCGACGATGTGATTTGATGCTGTGCGGAGGATGCCGGAATACCAGCTATTGTTTTCGGCCTCGTAGCGGCTGCGGATGCGCACAACACGACGAACCGCGGGAGACAAAGCAGCTCGAGCGCTGAGGCCATCGGCATTCGTCCAGTGCCTGCGGTTCTCTGCGGTCGTTTGCGCGACGTCAAGCTTCGCCGATACCATCGGGCGACGTGTCGCGACTGTCTGGGCCTGCGGCCGTTTACTGCGTCGCCCCATTAGCCATGCCCTCCGGGCGGGACGATCCGCATGATCATGGCCTTGACCGTGCCAGCCATGTCTGCCTGTGCAGTCTTGGCGGCAGCGTGCTTTTCGTACTCCATCAGCTCTGACAACGAACGACGCGCGACCGTGACGCCGTCATTTGTGACGGAGGCCGCTTTGGTGAATTCGCTTTCGAGTTGTTCGGCTGGTGTGGTCATGCCGCCTATCGTCTGGCGTTTCTGTGCCGTTGACAATAGGTGTGCGGCATTAGTGCCAGTTACCCGCGGGACTCTTTGGCCTTCTGCATGGCTATGGCGATTGCCTGACGCTCATCGTAGCCCTCTTTGCGGAGCTTCTGGATATTCTCGCTGATCGTCTTTTGGCTTGTACCCTTTTGCAGTGGCATGGCCGATCCTATTCGCAGGGGTCGCTGAATGTGCGCTTGCGGACTCGCACGGAAAGAATCCGCTCCGAAGTTGTGTTGATGCGGTCGCAGCGTGGGCATATGCGTTCTCTCAGAATGAATCCCGCAGTTGTGCGGGTGTGGTTAACGCGGGTTAATTGCTCGCCGCAATGCTGGCAACAGAGGCCGGAATGCGGCAATTTGAACGCCTCGCCATTAGCCACGTCGCACCCCGCCTGGTAAGGCGAATTGCCGCCGTTCTGGCTTTGCTGGGGTCTCACCAGACATGCCGACTCCGCAGACAGACGCAGCGACGCAATTGCCGACAAAGCAGTCCCACCAGTCATTGTCTCTCCCCACTGCCAGTTCCCACACCACACCCGAGGCGCCATCATACGTGATGGACTTTGGATTTTCACTTGTCAGGTGTTCCGCAAGCAGCCTGTTTGCCCGCTCGTCATTGCCCGGCAGAAGGACACAGGACGGTGCCCCGATCGTTGTAAGAAGCCGGCGGGCCGCGTGGCTCTTCCAAATGTTCGCATCAAAAGCGACATTGACGGGCTGCTCGCCGCGGTGCTCTACCCAGTTCTGCCCGTTGTGCCTGCTGCGATGCGGGTCGCCCCAGAGATGCACCGGCTTCCGACCGGGCTTTGGCGCGTGGCCTTTGCTGGGCCGAATGCGATTCCTGAACGCTGAGGCCTGCACCTGTGATGATACACGGGGTTTTTGCTGCCCGTCAGACCAGTCCTTCAGGATGATGTCGATTTGCGGAAAGGCGGTTGTCAGTTCGGCTTCCAGCCTGTTGTGAGCATGAACAAAGGCCTCTTCCCAACTTGCGTCTGGCAGCTCCTGCGAAATGCGGCGTGCAAGATCGCTTTTGTAGAACGTCGGCCGTCCCTGATCCGGCCATGTGCCGTAATCAACAATCCAGCCGGTGAAGTCTCTCGCCCAAGCACAAACCATCCACCACAGAACTTGATCCGAGGAGTCGATAAAGGCGGTTGTGTGCGTTGCGGCTGGCGGGATCTGGCCACGCTCGACGCGACTCAGGCGAGTCAACAGCGTCGGTGCATCCAGTTTGACGCCTGACGTGTTGACGGGGGCCAGCCCCTCCTGCTGAATCTCGCGGCGGAAGAATTCGCCATCCAGCGCCCGCACGGTCATCAGAGACTGAAGGGCTGAAATTTCGTCCGGGAGTTTGTCGTGTTCCCAGGCGACTTTCGCGCCTTCATCCATAGCCTCGCGATTGGCTGCGTAGTAGTCCTGGGCTTGCCGTTTGCCTTCTGCTGGAGTCTCGCCTGAATGCAGCTTGAGCGCGTACACGTCCCAAAGGTCGAGCCTGTCCGGCATTCGGATAATGCTCTTGTAAACTTTGCCGAACCAATCGGGATGCTTTTTGCGGTCCAGGAAACGCTCGGTAAGGTCTTGATGTTGGCGGACGGTGCAAACCATGATGGCCGCGATTTTTTGCCCGAGGCCAGCCAGCCCCATGAATGTTTTCGTGATTGCCTCTTCACGCTCCTCTGTCATCAGCGGACTGGATGCGGACTGTGGGGTCTGGACGTCGTCGAAAATCAGCAGATCCGGGCGCCGGGAAACGCCGTCGCGGTCCACAAACGAAAGGCCGGAAACGTCGGTTGCGGAGACCGAATAGGGGGCCACGTGGGCTTGATCGCAGCCTGCTCCGGCAATGTCCGGAAATACAATGCAGCCGCGGGAGTCTTTTGGGTGCAGCGTGAGCAGACGACCGTCAAGACGGAATTGGCGTTTTGGCTGCCGCCATTTGAGAACCAGCGGGCCGATCTCCGGAAAGTCCGCGGCCAGTGTTTCACTGCTCGCCATCAAGGCGAAGAAGTTGTCGCGGTGTTCTGTGCTCTTGTCGTCCGTGGCGCCCACCAGCACAGGGAATTTTCGGTGTCCATATAGGACCGCCCAGATTGCGGCTGTGCGCGCCAGTGTGCTTTTGAGACCGCCGCGGCGGACTGCGTGGCATTCTTTGCCGCCTTCCGTCACGACGATCTGAAAGCGGTCGATCATCGCGACTTGATACGGGGCAAACGGCAGGTAGAACGTCGCCGGGAAATACGTCAGGCAGAAGCGCAGCAGATCCAGACGGCAGGACTCGCGGCGGGCTGCGTCTGCGGTTGGTGGCAGGGGGCCGATTTCCTGTGCGGCTGCGGTGCGAGCGTTCTGGACAAGTGCGGCTTTGCGACTGCGGTCGCTGGCGTAGTTGTCACTGAAGGCGGCGCCGTCGATTTCCGCGGCCACAGGCTCCAGCAGATCATCCGGGAGCGTCGCCAGAAAGC